CATCGGCGAGGACGATGTCAGGCAAAGTCCATTTCAAGCTGACTCCTCGAAGCAAATCACAGTGGTCGCGTAGGATGGTAAACGTGTGTACCTCTCCATATTCAAAATCTTTCTTGGCTTCAATGTCGATGGTCTGGAGAGAGAATTGCGAACGTTTATGAAATCCTTCTTTCCAGAACGTGAAGTCGCTACCCGTGACGTAACGGTCCAAAAGCCCTTTGGACTCAACTTGAATGGAACCTGCCATACTACTAACTACTCACGAAAATTTTAAGCCAGCAATCCCGGAATCGAACGACAGAATGTTCATACTCAGAGCATACACCCGTATTCGGGTTTCCGTCTCGTACGAACCAGACACTGGACGAAACGACAGGGTGTTGGTATCGGGATTGACGTATCTATCGCGGTCTTTGAATTCGATTGAAAATTTCTGGTGAATAATCCTAGAAAAGTTGATGTGTCCGGCGGGGTCGGTCGATCCAGGGTCCATGGAGAACGAATACATCCCGAAAGTGGACTCTCCTATGTCGGGTATATTGACGTGGTGTCGAAAAGGTTGGACCACAGATAACTCGTGTCCACTCTCGCGGAAGAAGTTGATGTTGTTCAGTGTGAGTTCGGCTTGTTTTATCTGCCTGAAGATGTAGTTATTGTCCTTACCCGTCGCGTCAGGTGCTGGGTAGGGTTCTCCGAGGAAGAAAATCTCTTTGGTCGGATGCCGGAAATCGAGTAAAAAAGACTTTTTGTGCACGCCGCTTGGTATTCTTTCTTCGTGGAGTTGCAACTGCGTGATCATGTATTCCATGTGGACATCCTTAAACGCCTCGCGCTCCACGGTTGACAGGTAGACGTTTTCGGTGGTCAAGAAGACCTGATCAATGAGCCGACGACTCGTGTCGAAAATAGGAGGCACATTCGAGGTCACTGACCTGGATTCGTAGTACTTCTCTCTGGACGTAAGCTTGATTCGAACAGAAACCTGCTGCTTAGTCAGCTTGCAGAGCGGGACGGCGTTTTTATTCACGCGAGAAAAATAGAAAGGCAGTTCGACAGAGAATTTAGTCGGATAATACCCCTCCGTCTGCGACCCTTCACCGCCCCGATATACCTTGATAGCCTCGTGCTGGTCGCTAGTATCGAGCTTATGACGCAAGTATATGTACTCACCGCTGATGCGATCGATGACCTGCTCTCCAATCAAGAGTTCGGCGTATTCAATCAACTTCGTTATCGGGTTTCCGACCGTTTTCATCGCGTCGTAATCCGGTGTGAAGATTACAGTGAGGGACACCGAACTCAGTAAATCGGATTTATTGGACGGCACCCGGCACGTAATGATGTCGCCGAAGGTTGGATTACCCGTGAAAGGGATGTCACTGAAGTCGATTCCGAACGGGGTGTGACGCCTGAAGTTGTATATAAAGTGCGAAAAGTCCGGGCAATTGGGTGTCACCCACTCATCCTGAACTCCTCTCGCACAGAGGTACATACTATAGTTAACAAGTATTTTTTTAATACTCTACAGTCATATAACCACGTGAAAAACTTAGTTTTTGTAGTTGGATGTAATACAAATTCAGTTCGAACTCCCCCGAGAAGGCCTGGTCGTTGGCTTCGTCCGTGGAGGCACCCTCGACTGACTGAGCCGCGCCCGGGAACAGAGGCATGAGCTCAAATTCGATTAGGGTCCGGTCCGCGTTGAGGGTTCCGAAATCCAGGGAACCCGTACTTTGATCGTGAAGCGGATGGAGTGCAAAAGACTGGGTATATATGTTCGTCCTGTCATCCGTAACACCCAGATTACAGCTGTAAGGCACCGCGAATTTATAATGCTCGTGACTCTCCATCAGGGTGTTCGGAAATGATTCCCCGTTTAGGAAGAAGGTTGCCTTTTTCATGATCGGCGTGTTCCGTGTAACCATGCTATACGTAAGTGTCGGGTCGACACCTTCCTGCGTTCCAACTATCCACTGGTAATCTCTCGCCCGACTCCTCACGAACGTTACGTACCTGTGCGTGGCGAGGTCCTGTGTGGTAAACAGCTTGTCTCTGAAGAACCAGTGGAAGGTTTTGACTTTGCTCTTCGGTTCCAGGTTCACCTTCAAAGTCCTGGACTCGGTCGTAAAAGAGGTATGCTTCTTCACCACGTTGACCAGCACGTCGTAGTTGCTATCCACGATGTACAAACGCTCTTCGCCCTTCAGTTTAATCTCTTCGGTGATGAGTTGAAAATTATTCAGCTCTATCACGTCGGGTTTGAACTCACCGGGTGCGGCGGGATCGACACCCTGCCACCAGCTTTGTGGATGGAAAGTCAGCTCAAACTGGATTTTTTGCCGATGAATCGCACACACTGGAAAGTACTGCCGGTCTTCAACCTCTTTCCTGAGTTCGGTCTTGCCGTACTTTCGACAAAAGAACATCGAGAGGGGGATGATGAAACGGTTCGAAAATTCGTACGACGCCACTGGACTAACCCCGGGTGTGAATGGTTCCGACATGTTTTGCAGCACCAGGTTGCCCTGCCTACTCTGGGGGTCCAAGTAGACGCTCTCGTGTATCATTTCCCAATCGTCCGTAATCTCCTCTAGCAAAATGTCATCCACGTACATGGCTATTTTTTTCAGGAATCCGCGACCGAGTGGCGTCGTGTAGTTGACGTTGGTGTTCTGTTTCGCCGGCAAGTCCAGTTTCAAATAAATATTGGTCAACAGATCTCCCATGTTCCTTGGGTCGTATTCGACCTTAACTACCTGATTGAACGGCCAGCCCGCGGCGCGACCGGGATTGAGCACATCTCTGGTTCGGTGGTATTTTCGAAACTCGCTGTGGGTAGTTATATTTTCGTAATTAAAATTTGATCTATCTGGGTCTTTGCTCACTAGATACGTGTCTTGCTTGCCAAAGGCTTTGAGCTGCAATTTCGCCGCCGCGCTCATATACTATATCCATACTTGATATTTTTTAAGTCAACTTTGTACATCGTGTCACAACCAGTCTGCTCGATGATGGCGAGTTGCTTTCGAAGCTTCTCAGCCTCGTCGTTCATGAGAGCGACTCTTTCCTCTGTGTACTCCACAGTCTTAGTGTTGAGGAGATAATCGAACGTGCGTTCAACTTTTGGGAATTTCCGTGCCGAAATCTCGTCTTCCAGGTCTCTCTTTCTCTTTTTAAAAACGCGAATCTCTTCGTTCACAACTGCTTGGATGAACCGAGCGCGATGAGAAGTGATGTCCGATTTGCTTCGCATCTCCTCGATGAGATGGGCCTTTCGTTTCTTGTAGTACTCCATTCGAAGCTGGAAAAAATCAACCAGGATCTCCTCGGGTGTCTCATACTTGTGGATACCTCGAGTTGGGTGGAACAAATGCATGTTTGAGCACCTGATCGTCTTTTCCAACTTTAGGTCCTTCACAAGATCTTTCCCGTTGTACTCTTGAATTAGGAAATTTACACTCTCCGTCGTACTGTTGTTCGCGTAACTCGAAATAATTTTCTGTTCGATGAGGGTATCCAGGTGTTGCTTGTAATCCTGGGTCCATCGACCGGGTGGTAGTTCGGTCACGTGGATCGTGTTTTCAACGCACGTCCAGACGCCTTGAGCGACCCACGATTCGCTATCAGACTGTAAGATCTGACCACGGAATCCGCGATACCAGGGCTTCATCTTTTCGCAACTTCTACCACAGAGAAGATTTATCAGGTTGGCCTTGATGTCGTCTGGATTGAAGGGAGGCACGGAGCAACTGAAGCCTGTGCCGATACCTTCTGTACCATTGACGAGAACCATAGGGAGGGTAGGCATATAAAACTCGGGTTCAATAGACCGACCATCGTCGTCGAGGTAGGTAAGCACCGCGTCGTCTCGGGGATCAAAAATAGCACGCGCCTCTGGTGTAAGTCTGGTGAAAATGTAACGAGTCTGGCTGGCATCCTTACCACCCATGAGTCTGGTTCCGAACTGACCACAAGGTTCCAGAAGATTTATGTTGTTACTGCCCGTATAGTCATTTGCCAACTTCACAATCGTTTCTGCCAGAGACACCTCACCATGATGATAAGCGGACTTTTCAGCCACGTAAGCAGCCAGCTGTGCAACCTTCATCTCGGCAGTCAAATTCTTCTGGAAACACGAATACATAACCTTCCTTTGGGATGGTTTCAGACCGTCGCAGACATGTGCAATGGATCTTTTAAGATCAGCAAGACTAAAGTTCACAAGGTCCTTGTGAACAAAATCTGTAATGTTTAGATTTTTTACGTTACCATATGGAATTTCAAGGTCTTTTGGGTTTTTTGCTGTACTCTCGAGAAGCCACGTCTTACGGTCATCAGCTCTTTTTTTGTCAAAAGCCAAAACAATAGACTCGTCGGTCATGGTGTCAACATCAAACTTGACTGTGAGGTCCTCGATTTTAGAGAAGTACTCACGGGCTTCTTTTGAGGTCGAGGTACCAAGACCCTTGTAATACTTGATGCGCCACCCAGATCGGCCATTACCGTACCACGTGCGAAATGCTGAATCCGTGAAAAAAGACAGACTTTCAGAACCCTTCGTAGCCTTGATGATGGGTGTCACCATCGATACCACGAAACCCAACTTAAGGAGACTGGGCCAGAAGTAATGCAGTTGATTCAGAATCAAACCCTTAATATGGGACCCATCATTATCCGCATCCGTCATAATCATGAGACGACCGTAGCGAAGCTCTGATACGTTGTTGTACTCCTTGCCTTGTTGCAAACCAAGAATCTTCTTCAAGTCATTGAATTCCTGGTTCGAAGTTAGCTGCGCAACGGAGGCGTCACGAACATTTTTAACCTTACCTCTCAAGGGGAAAACCCCATAATAATCGCGACCAACTACAGAGAGACCGGCGACAGCGAGGGTCTTGGCTGAGTCACCCTCAGTCACGATGAGTGTGCACTTTTTCGATTGAGCAGTTCCCGCCCGGGTTGCATCATCGAGCTTTGGGATCCCGGTGATTTTTGACTTTCGTGCACCGCCATCAGTCTTGGCCAATTCCTTCATCTCCTTAAACTTTGAGAGAGCCGTAAGTTCATCTGAAACGCCCGTCTTCAAAACGTTTTTGACGAAGGTTTTCGGCATCTCGAATTTAGATCCAAAATCTTGAGCCTTGAGGGTACACTCACATTTCACCTGACTCGAGAAAGTTGGGTTCTCGAGGGTTGCCTTTACGAAGATGGCGAACGTGTTTTTGACCTGTTGAGGTTTTAGCTTGATTTTCCTGGCCATCTCTTCGATAATCCCAGCAGCGACGAGTGAGGCAGCATGGTCAACATGCGTACCACCTTTAGTTGTACAGATGCCGTTTACGAACGATACCTGCTGCATTCCTTCTTCAGAGGGTCCGACACACACGGACCAGCGGTCGGTCGTAGCGCTGTGTACTTTGTCGAAGCCGTGCATCTTAGCGTAAGCTTCAAAGTTTTGTTTGGGAAGAACTTCACCGTTAAACTTCACTTTGCAATTTGCCGAAGTACAGATGTTCGCGTCCCACACTCTCTTTTGGAAAATCTTGTAGATGGAGTCGTCCATTTTGGACATCCCGAAACGCGCCCAATCTGGGGTGAAAGTCACGGCCACGGATGACGTGGCACCCGAATGTTTTTTGATTTTTGGAGGGTAGCACGTGGACATATTTTTGGACCATTTTTGGGTATACGTTTGCTTTGTTTCGTGGTCTTTGATGACGACAGAGAATTCCGATGAGTAAATATTCGTCAACTTGGCTCCATATCCGTTACGACCTCCCACAATCCGCTTCTGGTTGTCATCATAATTGGTACTGGTTAGGAGATGCCCAAAGACGAGTTCGGGATTCCACACTTCGTGTTTTTCGTTGAATTTCGCACTAATACCACCGAGTGGTCCATTGTTTTCAATGGTAACTGCACCCGTTTCTTTGTCTACAATGACAGCAATCTGGGTGACATTCTTGGGGTGAAGGGAGTTACGATCGATTGCATTGACTAAAATTTCGTCGAAGATTTTCAATAGGGCTGGGGAGTAGTTGAGGTTCTTCTTCTCGAACTTTTTTTGCCCATTGAGAATCCAGTAAGGTTCGGTTCCCAAGTCGACAGGACCCACGTATGAGTCAGGTCGCTTTAAAACGTGTTCGATGTGAGTGAGCTTTTGAACTGATTCCATTCTTACTCAGTATTAAATCTTATTCTCTAACTAGGTGCAGCCTCAGGTTTTTAAGTTTACCATTCTTACTTATTGTTAAATCTTATTCTCTAAATCAGGATTCTTTAAGCAAAGCTTGTTTTCTTTTTGCCCAATATGTATTTAGCCTTTTGCGCATGCTTTCTTGCGAATTCTTCGACATTTTTTTCAGGAGCTTATAATCTCTGTTTCGGTCCGCTTTGAATCTCTTTAGCTTGTTGACGGTGGCGCTGGAACGATTGGATCTGGTGGGTGTGGGGGAAATTTTGACGGTGGTGGCACTGGAACGATTGCTATTGCTGCTGACGGAACGACGATTGTTGCTGTTTGAATTGTTGCTGTTTGAATTTACTGACTCATACTCGAAACGCCTGGCACGTGAGTACGATGGTCGCCATTCCCATATTAAATTCTTTTTACTACTGGATTTGGGATTTTGTTTGAACCCGAACCTTTTGTAATAGTTGATGGCTGTGCTTACGGAACTGAGTGTTAAGTTTTTTCTTCTCTTAACTGCAATCTTCTTCAGAAGATCCAAAAGGCCCTTTCCCGGGGCGTAGCCTCCCCTTCTGTTTTCCTTTCCCATATCATTGCAGATAATAGTCACGTTGAGTTCGTCTGCTACATCAACTCCCGCGACTCCCCGGACCTCTCCTCTCGAATTATACGCCAATAAGACTAAATCGGCACTTTTTAGGACCGAGCTGGCATATGTATTTAAAAAATCGCACAATTTTCCGTTTCGTATAGTTTTAAGAGCGTCCTGTATCCCCCTGTTTTTCTTCCACTTGTTACGATGGTCCAGTTTTACGATACGAAGGCCCTTGAAGGCCGTCGCGTAACGAGTCATCTTATTTTACGCACACATTTTTTTTGAATATCCAATCACGGCACATGTGATCCGCTTTCCCGCGTGTCCCGTAGTTAAAGAATCGTGGTGACCACCTTTACCTAAATCGTCCGGGTCTTCATGAATGACGAGTCCTCGACCAATCACATTAGCCTTCGACCCTCGTAACTTTACGAGCGAATCGACCATGCGAAACCTGGCTACGCCTCGACTGTCGAATTTTATGTTTCCAAGATCGCCGACGTGGCGCTCCTTCGATTTGGGTCCGCCGTGTTGTTTGCCGTAGGGGTTGAAGTGCGCACACGCACTGGAACAACCATCGGACAAATCACCCGCCTCATGGATATGGAATCCGTGCAGTGAATTTTTGTACCTTTTCGATCTGAGGGTGCCACGAATAACTACCTTGTTTCCTTTTTCAAAAAATTCCACGACACCCTTCACGGCGGGGTGGTCGAAAACTGCTGCGGCAATAATGACACCCATATAGTTAATACGTAACATTTTTTTATTTGTTTCGGTAGAGCGAGTTTAAGAACGGTTTCGTGAGCACTCTCCTCGAATTCAACGCGCGGATCAATCGCTTGCGAGCGTCTATGTTCAGTCGTCTGAACAACTGTGTGTTTAAGCCGGTAGATTTCGAATAAAGGTTTTTATACGTCTTCTGTCTGGATTGAGTACCTCTAACAACTTTTTGTATCTTCGTGGCAGCAGCTTGACGACGACCAGCGCTTTTGACGCGGGCTCTCGTCCGACTGCTCACAGGTGAGTTTCGACGGGTGTTCATTTATACTACAATCAGATTTTTTTTTGTGCGTCGAAGCGGGCTGCTATGTCAGCCTCGGACGTCTTACACGGACAATAATAGTAATCCTGTCCACCGCAGTTGCCCAAATATTCGAGATGCTTGTTTCTTTCGCAATTATTCGAGTCAAAATAATCCGGCATGCCCTTGGTCTTTTCTTCATAACACTTCGTTATTTCGAGAGCTGAAGGACCTTTTTCGTCCCGTTTAAAAAAAATATCCCACATTTCTTTAGTAATGTCGATGCCAGCATCTACTATATCCCTAAAACCCAATGGATCTAGGACTTCATTTTCACGTCCTATTTTTAAAAAACCAGTTTCTTCCTTATTTGTGAGGAATTTACCTTCGCAGGCCCGCAATTCAGAGGAACGCTTTTTCAATTTTTCGAGAACGCGTGGGACAAGTTCTCGTGGGACTCCGGTAAATCCACTATTCACGAGTTCGGTTAAATCTCCGATTCCGAGCGTTCTTGCGACCATGAAGTTATTAAGCATCGTCGCCCACTCGGAAGCTGCTCTCTCGGCCTCGACTTCGGCTTCCTTCCTCTTACGCTCGGCCTCGACTTCTTCCCTCCTTTTACGCTCGGCCTCTTCCTTCCTCTTACCCTCGGCCTCGGCATCGGCTTCCTTCCTCTTACGCTCGGCCTCGGCATCGGCTTCCTTCCTCTTACGCTCGGCCTCGGCATCGGCTCGCTCGGCTTCCTGCCTCTTAAACTTGGTCTCGAGCACTGCAGCTTTGGTGACCACGACAGACGATAACACGGACAGAGAAATTCCGACGACAACTACCACGTAGTACATCCTATTACCAATCACATATTTTTTTTACTTGCAGTTGTGACCTCCAGGCATCACCGAATTATTGACTGGATAGTGATACCTACAGAATGAATACCCGCACCGACGGCAAGTTGAGCACCCCGGGACTTTGCTGCACTTAAAATTTACCATAGTGTCACACGTCAGGTCGGGGTCAAAGACGGCCGTGTTTTTGATTCTTTCGATTTCACCGGCACTGGGGTCAGTAAACGTGATACGTCTCCTCGCGTCGAAGTTACGCCGCTCGAAGGACCAGTTCATGTGAAGCCCCCTGTATTTCCACCGTATGTGGAAATACGGACCACCCCTGAGTTGCACTTCACACGTGTCAGCCTCGGGTTCGATCATGCCGCGTTGGACTGGATCCCTATCCCCTCGCTGAAAGGTTCCGCTGAGGCCGCCGATGTTCGGCAGGTCGACACCCAAGCTGGTGCAGAAGCAGCCTTCAATAGCAAAAATTTCGTAATCGACCGCGAACTGACTCTCGTTGGTCAGGTAAGCGGTCCGTCTGGGGCAAAGTTGGAAAGGAGCTTTTCTCGTTTTGAGAACCATAATTTAATCTTGGTTGACATTATAAGTTGCCATGTATTTTTACATGTTCACCGCCATCTTTATCTTGATAGTGATGCTGCAAAATAAGTCACGGGGTATCTCGAGCACCATCGACAAGTTGGTGCGACAGTCGGCCCGTTACGCCACGGCCGCCCAACAGGATCGTTCCCCCGTGATCGCGGTGTTACACGCAAATTACGCGGCCGCGTACCTCTACGCGTTGAAAGATGTGTACACCGACAGTCAGATACACAACGCGACGGGGATAGACGTAAGAAAGTTCACGGAGCACGTAGTTAATGTACAGGATAGCGTTACGAAAAAAACCACCGAAAGTTGTCCGGAATTTGTAGGTCAGGTGGACGTATATTTGGCAGAAATCGGGGGAGAAGCCTGACCTAGGGAACTGGGGGATTGAAAATTTGGAAAAGAAAATGAAAAGAGAAGTTATTCGTGATGCAATCTGGGAAAAATGCCTCACGAATGCCATGAAATTTTACCGTTTGGAAACCCCCGACGCTCGTTGTTATAAACTCGCCGACGCTACCTGGCTCACCAAGAATTCATACAAAAAGCTACAAGAAAAGAAAGAATCACGCCGGTCGATTCTCATCGACCAAAACCCCGAACCCGCATTCGCGCAGCGCACCTCGGGGGTGGTTTTGTGCGCAGCGACAACCGTCTCTGGAAAGGCGTGCTCCTTCCGTGCCGTCTGCGGACCGTTCTGCAGGAAGCATAAAGTGAGTGGGAACGCAGTCATGGGCAAAAAAATAAATGTGATATAAATATAAATGTTAGATCACGATACGCTCAGACCAGTAGTTGTCTCCATGGCTTTGTATATCACGATTGCCACGCTCGTGCCCATGTTTTTTAAACGACCTACGAACGTTAAGATAGTCGATGACATCACGCTCAGTATCATTCGACAGAAAGAGTTATTGATGGCGGGTACTATAATCATAGGTTTGATCACCCTGGGTACCAACTACATCAACGAAGAGCTGATTTAAATCGCGTTCGAGTATTGTGCGGCGGTCTCCTGAAACTTCTCGAAGCTCATGTGTTTGTGAAATGAGCCTCCCTCATCAAACGGATTTCCTTGTCTCCTTGTGTAGTGATTCGCACTCGGATCGTGGGTCGCAAAAAAATCGATATTATTTTTCCCTATGCTGACCGCGGTGTCATACAGAAGCCTCTGTTTATCTTTATCAGTCATCATTGATTTGATTTTATTCTTAACTTTTTCTACAATCGCTTCGATGTTTTTCAGGTCGGGGATGTACCTGTCGCAGTTGCTGGTCTTATCGGTCGAATAAATACTCTTATCGGAAATGTGCATCCTCGCATCGTACCAACTGGAACCAACCTCTTTTCCATCGCAAGTAATTTTGCCCTCACCAGAGGTCCCTTCCTGCTCGCACGTAAATCCCTTCGCGCAGGCGAGGACCTGCTTTTCGTTCAACGCCTGGACAACTACCACGCCCATCTCCTTGATCATATCTGTAATAACTTTCGCATCTGCCTCATCCTTGATTATTTTTTGAAGGCTCTCGTTTACCAGGGGTTGCTTGAAAAAGGCGATCGCGATGTCTAAGAGTTGTTCCAGGACCGTTCCACCGACGGACAGGCCTGGGTTGCCTTCCACCGTGTATGTTTCGGTGTTAGTTGTTTCTATGGTTTTCAGTTTTTCCTTCAGGTTTTCCAAGTCTCCGACCGTGTCGCTCTTAGCCTTGATGGTTACTTCTTTTTCTCCTGACGAAGACGACGACATAGCGGACTTGACACAGGACGCCACGCTGGATAAAGTGACAAGTACACCAACTACGTTGAAGAAAGACATTTACTTTACCCGGAGAAAATTAAACTCAATTCACGTCTCACACTGTCACCACTGACAACTTTCTTCGTGTGACTATGATCCATGTAGCGCAGCCGTTTGGCGTATGCGTCGCGCATGTACTCTAAGAGCTGATCGAAGTTTGGTTTACCCCAAGTCATACCCTTTTGAAACAAAAAATCGTCTTGTTCCAGGGTTTGGGTCTCACAATCGATGAGATAAGGGGTCTTAATGTACTCGGGCGCTCCACCGTAGTTGGTGATGATGACAGGTTTATCGCGCATCGCAGCTTCCACGGCGCCAAGTCCCACACCTTCACTCGTACTAAAGGACACGTAACAATCCGACGTGTCGTGAAGTTCGTTCATCTTCTCCTCCGGTAGCAGGCCATTAATTACAGTGACGCGTGGGATTTGGATGTCGACATCTTTTTTGCACGTTGCCTTCACCACGAGCCTGGTATTCGGCTCATTTAACCGGACGAATGCCTGTAATATTTCCCGAAACTGCTTACGCGGGTCACATATATTTCCTATGTGGTAGAACACAAACGGCTTTTCGGATGGTTTCGGTACATGTGCTCTGACCACATGGAATTCAGTGTCGGGAAACTGAGCACTGAACACGTCTTTACAAAAATTTGACGGGACGGCGATTGTATCAAATTCGTTGAATAACAAACCGTAGTCAGGATGAACAGTCTGTGTTTCACACACGGTCATGCACCGAAGATTTTTCACACGAGTTCTTATGTAAGTGAGGTACTCCATGTGCCACGAAACGGGAAGCATAAAGACCAAACCCCGTTCAACTTCGGGAAGCTTATCCCCCAGCAGATAATACGTCGTGCCAAAAAGTTTGGAATATTTCAAAGCGTGCTGACCTATACCAGTGTTCAGTGCAGGGCCGATTGTAATCATTAGCTGTAAAAATAAAAACCTAACCCTCTAATATAGACTATGGTTACACTTCGCGAAGAGATTATCAAGGAAATGGAAAATCCCAGGGTTGATAAGAAGAAGTTGTTCGATCTTCTGATCAAGATCGTCGACCACACACCCACCGGGGGTGGTGGCGCTGGAGTTGCTGGACCTCCCGGTCCTCCTGGGCCTCCCGGGCCCCCAGGCCCTCAGGGTGAGCGAGGTCCGGCCGGAAAATCCGCGGCGACGACGACCACCAAAAAAACCACGACCGTCACAAAGAAGAAAGCGGACGCTTAAAGAAATCACTTTCCCACGCGCACGCGCACGCACACGACGCATCATGACCACGCCCTCCACTGAGACGACGCAGGGCTGCATGGACGAGCGGGATGACTCCTTGGACCTCGTGTCCTTCTACCTCGACGCCATGTCGGACGCGGAGGAAGCGCTCAGGTCGTGCTGGGCCGAGAGATCGAGCGAAAATTCGCCAGACTGTCAAAAAAAGATTTGGTCACTGGAGATCAAAATGAGAGATCAAGAAACCCTCCGCGCGTATTGGTTCAGAAAACTCGTCAAGCTGGGATACACCCCACCCGTCGCCTGTGAGTGGAACGAACGCCTCAACATCCTCACGGAATATTAAAGTTTCAGGTTGTAATGTAAACAATGCACCTTTCTATTACAGCCTGTACCACGCCCCCTCACAAGAAACAGCGGACGCCCCAGCGCACACCGAAAAACATTCGCAAAGCGCATCAAAAAATTCGGATGCTGACAACCTGGAGTAAAAGGTCTACACAATCAGCGATGAAAGACCTCGAGGAAATACTAGAGATTTTAGAGGAGTTGCCCGGCGACGACTCGCACGCGGGATGATTCCGCTTTTGTGTAGGGATCCGAGGAAGAGACCGACCGACAGGGCCTTCGCCGGGACAGCCCCAAACCGGACAGGGAACGTCCGAATTCCGTCTCGCGCGTCCTCTTCGACGTCCTGAATGTCCGCCCAGTTACTCACACTGGATGCGAGGAGTCCCATCGCCACAACTTCGTCTTCGACCACGGGGACGTGAGCGATCAGATGCGGGACGACGGAAATTGCGGTCGCCCAACACGTCCCCACGTACATGGGTTTCAGAAGAGGAAGACTCTTTTTGAAGTTCGGGTAACAACATATACTTAAGATTTCCGGTGGTACATAGGCCGTCTGATCACTGTACCACAGAATGAGATTGGCAAGTAGAAGGGCCGAGGCTATGGATTCCGGTGAATCGTCCGTCTTTCCGTCGAGATATCTGTCAGCGCCGTATGCCCAGCGGGCCGAAGCTAGAACGTATACGAGGGGAAGAGGCTCGAGTGGAGGAGTTCCTGAGCACACGGCAAGAAAATACATCACGAGTCCGACCGTGGTCATATATCATAACTACGGGGAAGTTTTTCGGTTGACTGTCCACAGAAAGGTACCGAAGAGTGTGATGATGAGCATGACTAACAGACCGAACGAGTACTTCTTCGGCTGCTTTTTCTCTTCATCTTTCTTATCTGGGAGTTTGGCCACCTGAGCGTTAAGAATGTCGATTTTTGAGAGGAGTTGTTCTAGGACTTTCAATATCTGGAGCTCACGATCCTTTGGAGGTTCTTTAACGTTCACCGTCGTTATCTCGAGAACCATATACCATTTAGCGTCTGATTTTAGGAGTTGGTAATCCCCGTCATCCTGACTCTCGTAGATTTTGAAATTCAACTTTTTGATGGATATTGGATTGAAAAAAACGGTTTTCCTATGGAAAGATTTCCATTGCTTGTCGCGTAAAACGAGTCCGGAACTTCCCGTGAAGTGCCTCTCTAGCGGAATTCGCGCAAAAACCCGTCCGTGTCTCTCGTCCAGTAGTTGAGCAACCTTAGGCACTTCTGGGCATACGATGTCTACGTATTTGGCCACGTTGTTATTTAGTGTAGCGTCATTTTCTCCGATCTGCGTGATGTAAAAGTCTACCAACTTGATACCCAGAACCCTTGACATGTCTTCCACATGCACATTAGATTCCAGTGTTAAATCGAGGGCAAATTCGCTATTCGTGCCGGTGACGAACCCAGACTCTATCATGACGTATTGAGTCTTCTTAGGAATATCGTCTAATGGAACTACTGACATCTTATTTTACTCGAATAAAAAAAATGTATGCAGAATACATATATGGATTACAGGAAGCATAGAATCAAAATTATAATCGCTGTAATCATTATTCTTTTAATGTCACTGGCCGCCTCTTTCGGTGGCGGTGGTGACGGCGGCAAGGAAGAAGATGAAGATAATTCCACCGTCAATACCGAAGTTGACAGTGCAAGTTTAGAAGAGAAGGTCGAACTGGCCAAGTCCGAATCAAAATTCATGTCTATGGTTGTGAATCCACTGGATAACCCGAAAGTTGTCAACGCCTCATCCATGTTGATGTTTGAACAGCTAGACAAAAATGGTGACGGTCAAATTTTCGGTGACGAGATTTTGACCAATGAGATGGAAGGGTTCGATGTAAACGACGACGACGTCTTATCCATGGACGAACTCAAAAAATACATTAAAGGCAAGTCCAACCCTCAGACGTCCTGAGCCTGAAGTTAGAATCGAATCCATGGATGGATAATTTACCCTCCTCAATCATGCGCTTAATCGTATTTCCAACTTCAAGGTTGTCCAAATAGGCTTGAGCGTGCTTTGGCTCGGGGTCAAGTCCTGGCATGAGTAAATTGAATGCCATCATCTTTTGTGGGATTGAAAGTTGCTTGTCGGTAAGCACCTTCAGAATATCTTTGGGTATCTTCGAAATGTCCATCTTTACTCTTTGGTAAGATCAAATTCCTTAACCCGTAACGCGAGGAGGTCCTTAATGGCGTGCACGGCGATTGGCTCCAGGTTGTAAAGAACCGCGATTATAGCGAAAGCCACAGCCATCTGGACGAAGATGGCGCTCTTCTTGAAGAACATGTTAACTATCCTATGCAAAAATAAATTTGGCAGGGCGAAAGCGACGAGCAGGCTTCCGAGTGCCGTGGCGAGCGCCTCGCGCTCACTCGAGGTCTTTTTGAATTTTTTCACCGAAAGCATGGCAATGGATGTAAGGGCCACCAGGTCTATCAGCACTTTACCGATCTCCTGTCCGAAGGATTTCGCGTGGTGTGGATATATTGACACCTGCGGATGAATCGACACGGCACCGGCAACTTCGTTGGCGAATGCACCGAGCTTGTACGACATTTATTATATGAAATTATTTTTTTTTACGCTTGTCTTTGACCTTTTTGACTGCGCCCAGGACGGCGATACCTTGTAAGGCTTTGGAGATAAGCGCACCGGTGCACATCGGACAGGGCATGGTTTATAATTAGTCAAGATAGTTATCCTGACACCTGCGCACCCACTTCGATGTCAATTCCGGAAAATGTTCTTGTATCGTCGCGTGATACAATTCAAGTAACTCTTTTTCTGCAACTTCTTCCTGGGTGCACACAGACCGATCGGGCAAAATACCCAATTGGATCCCATTCAGGTAATCAAGACGCCTGTTGAAATTACAAAAAATCCTATAGGACACTAGTGACTCGTATTTGAGATTGATAACCCGAATCTCTTCGCGAATTCTATCTGCATGTACCATTACATTCGATTACAAAAAAGTAACAGGGGAAACTAAATTATTGTCGACGAGACCACCGATGGGTGAATCAGCTTTGAACAGCTGCTTTCTCGGAGGGGAAGGAACGACGATAGCCTTTGGCGTGTCCACATCCACGACGGACTTTCGGTCTGGGGGTGGTGAGTCATAGCTGCTGGGGTCTCCGTCAAAAGCTGGGAGCTCATAAGTGACAGTCTGTCGCTTTTTCCTATGCTCGAAGCCCGGGGGCGGGTTCAGGGTGCGCGGGATCCTGGTTCCACCGGTCGGCGTATATTCATACGCATACTCGTCCCACGTGACGCGTTTCTTGGGCGCACCAGGAGGCCCGAGAAGGTCTCGCGTTGTGACGATTTCTCGGAACGGGTTCCTGCGAATCGGTGGTGAAGAGAATGGGCTGACGCTCATGTTGCGTTGCGCGCTGCGTTGTGATCACGGGGCGCGGTTCTGTCACGAAAAAATATCAATTCCAATTCAAATTTTTTACGCTAAAATTACTCCAAAGTCAGAAGCGAATCGGCGAATTTGTAGCGCTGTTTGACCTCGGATTCCAAATTCGCCACGGTTTGGTCATATTGCTGCGGGCTCATTGATTGGACGGCAGCTAGGAACATTCCGAATCCGGGTGGAAAATTTTCCCGCGCTTTTCGCATCTCTGTCAAAAATTGGCAGAGCTGCTCATTCGAGAAGTCACACAATTTTGTAGGGTCCATTTTTTTCTGTTGACTTTCGTCACGAGCCGAGTTCCCTAGGTCACAAATGATCTGCGCAGAGCACGGGCACCACGCGGTGCTCGCGAGTGTACATGGCTGGGACGCCCCATACTGGGTCGACTGTCACGGCGCACTCAGCGTTCGCGACCTGACAAACCTCATCCTAGATGGGTTCGCGCGCCAGGTTCCCGTCTGGTTACCGCCAGACGGCGCGCCGCGCCTCTGTTGGGGAGGTCGCGTCGTTGACCCGAGTTTACGGGTCGTCGAGGCGATCCCTAACGGGGCTAGAGTTTTCGTCCACATATAAAAAAAAGAATCAATCTTGTAATAATCAATATGTATGAAGTGCACACAGATGGTAGTTGTTTGGGCAATCCCGGTGACGGAGGTTGGGCAGCACTGGCGAATGATTTCAAACTGTGTGGCGCGCAGCGCGATACGACCAACAACCAGATGGAAATGACCGCTGTGATTAAAGCCCTCGAGCGTTGCTTGCAGATCAACGAACGGCGTGTTACTATAAACACAGATTCCAACTATACTAAAAACGGGATAACCTCTTGGATCGACAATTGGAAAAAAAACGGGTGGCGCACGGCGAAAGGTTCGGAAGTGAAAAACAAGGAGCTTTGGATGAGACTCGATGCTTTGCGCGAGAAGTTTGTCGCCCTGGAGTGGAAGTGGGTGAAAGCACACAACGGTAACCCGGCGAATGAAGAGGTTGATAGGCTGGCCCGTGAGTGTGCAAAAAATCTCCGCAATGAATAGTCGATGAGTGGTCAAGAACACTGCGAGTGGAATGACCGGCAGGAGCAACTTCTCATCAAGTGGGCCGAAAAAGCGGCCGGGTACCGGTGGCTGCATAATCACGCGAGGATCAACTTCAAACGACAAAACGACTGGCTGGCGTACCCGAGCATCGTCATTGCCAGCTTGACTGGAGTCGGTGGATTCGCAGTTCTCTCTCCCTCGGGGAACGAAGATGCGTCACCGGAGATGAAACAGCGCGTCATTGTGCTTCAGTACCTATTTGCCTTCCTCAATGTAGTTGCTGGGATACTCTCCAGTGTGTCTAAATTCAGCCAGAGCCTCCCTCTCAGCGAGGCACATAGCACCATGTGTGTACAGTGGTCAAAGCTGTACCGATCGATCGACATGGAACTGAGTCTCGACGTCAAACACAGGACGGACGTTGTGAAGTTTATCGTAAACACTCGAAAACAATACGACAAGTTGCTTGACGACGCTCCGGACATCCCCGCGGACAGTATTCGCGCGTTCCAGCTTCAGTTTCCAGACAAAGAAAACAAACCCGATGTTTGTAATGGGTTGTCCATAGTTGTAAACGACGACGCGGACTCGGTGAGTTCTAGCAAACGCGCGGTGAAGAGATGGCTGGGGGCTTTCAAGGGCGTTACCACACAGCGTAAGAGTCGGGATATAGAAATGGACGAACTACATAGAGTGGATTCGGTTTGAAAATCTTTTTCTCAGCCCAATAATATAAAACAATGTCCCTAAAGATTGTGGCTTTCCTTGCAACTACCATCATATATGGAATTATCTACATGATCATGGACAAGGCTGATCCCAACGCCTTCGGCTTCAGTAGCTGGATAGACCCATTCTACTTCAGTTTTACAACTATGTCCACAGTGGGGTATGGTGACTTTGGCCCCCAAACGGACGTGGCGAAGATGGCTGTCATGTCTCATCAATTTCTGCTCATAGCAGAAATCCTATCCCTATTTTTTGACGGGAAACCAGCTCCGAAGATGCCAAAGGTACCAATCCCAGGGATGCCTATGAAACAGATATAAAGCTATCGCATGTATAATTAGAAAATGAACGTCGGCATCCTTACGGCCGGTGGCGTGTGCCCCGGCGTCAACAATATAGTTAGAACACTCACTCTTTACGAAAATAGCGTTGGTTCTCGAGTTCTGGGGTTTAATGAAGGCTTCAGGGGACTCAACTGCAATTTTCGTACAGACCTGACTCGTCAAAAAGTTGAGGATACCCCGGGGAGTATTCTGCGCGTGTCGTGCGACCCCGTCAACATACAGGAGTCTCGACGCGCCCTCTCTGAATTGGATCGCCTCTACTGCATCTGCGGGAACGAATCCATGAAATCTGCGACGAAGTTAGCCCTGAGCGACCTCGTGGAAACAAACGTCGTCGGGATAGCTAAGACGATTTTCAATGATCTGCCGGGCGGTCTCGAGGCTGTGGGATTTCAGACGGCTGTCCAGGAGTTCGCCAAGTACATCGACTACGCATACACGGAAGCGTCGACTACCAACTCTGTCGTCTTTCTTGAGACGCCCGGCAACAAGGAGAGTAATTTGTCCACTCACGCGATGTACGCGAGGTACAGTAAAGTTACGGATACAATAAACCACAAAACAAATCTAAAACACTGCATGTCACAAATTAAAAACAACTGCGACACGAACGGGTTCGCGGTCGTTGTAGTCGCGGAGGCATGTGACTACAAAGACGTTATCAACTACCTGAAGAAGTGGACAAAAAATGAGGTTAAAGTGATGAGTCCAGGCTTTGTTATCCGAGATACCGAGGCGTGTGTCTACGACTCGATCCTTTCAGTTAAGGTTGCGAAGGAGGCTTTCATGGATGCGCAGAAGATGAGAAACTTCGTCCGAGGTGGTGATACTCGAATCTTATTTGAGGACTACGCCGAAATGTTCCTGTAGCTCAGTTGGTTAGAGCGTGGTGCTTATATTTTATATATCAAAGAAGGGTTACACTTTCGTAAGCGACGCCAAGGTCACGGGTTCGACCCCCGTTGGGAACAACTATAATATCAGTTCAGATATATGGAAACGTTTCGTCTGAATGTCACCGACGGTACGAGTCCTCAGGACATGGATTTGTTTTTCAACTACGTGTGGTTCAAGGTGAGACGGAAAGCACACATCGTGCTCGATACCACGCGGTGCAAGGAAGTGAGTCTTGGTAGAGTTCTGTCGATGAAGAATGTTTTGAACAAGCATCGCCACAACTCTAAAAAACACATAGATCACACGACTGTTATTGTGAAATCGAAATGGGGCGCACGGCTTCTCCGGTGGGGGCTCAAGATCATCCGCACAGAGAGACCCGTAAAAATACAACTACTGTCTGCCTGACCTCTTGCTTCTTAGCTTCTCCTTCCTCTCACTGCCTGACCTCTTGCTTCTTAGCTTCTCCTTCCTCTCAGCCCTTGCCGTTCTCGCGGTTGCTCGTTTCTTGTTATTTTTCTTTGCAGCACTCCGTTGGACGAGGGAAGCCAGTCTCATTGCACGTTCCGCATTCCGACGAATCTTAGTCCTTGCCTGACTGCCACGTACAACTTTCTGTATCTTGGTAGCCGCGACTGTCTTTCGTTTATTAAGATTGAGAATTACGAAATCTATATTCGACCGTTTGACAGTGCCGTTTGACAGAAACGGGTTCTTAAACAGGGTGAAGTTTCGAGGTTTATTCAAGGCGTCGGTCATGCTCATTCGTGCCATATCCCGGAAGGTTTGAGGTGCCAGAAATTGAAAGTGCGTTTTACCAACTGTGTTTTTCCATGATAGTTTGACCGCCTTGTTGCCGTTTGAGAATGGTTCTAGGGTGATTCGATTTTCCGGTGCGTTATTCAGGGTAACTTTGCTCCATTGGATGCGTTTATTTTTTTCGTTTTTGTTCTGGTTCTTCTTGACGC